AGGGGCGAATAATGGCAAGAATTAGAACTATCAAGCCTGACTTTTGGCGCGATGAATCTTTGGCTTCTATAACTCCAGAAGCTGCATTATTGGCAATTGGTTTGCTTAACCATGCCGATGACGAAGGTTACTTTAATGCCCATCCTAAACTCATTGAGTCAGACATATTCCCACTACGGGAGCTTTTCTGCACTATTACCGTAATGATTGATGAGTTGCATCGTATCGGTTACATAGAGCTTTATAAAGGTCGTGATGGCAAGCGATATGGGCACATTTGTAACTTTTCCAAACATCAAGTCATAAACAAGAAAAATCCAAGCAAAATCAAAGACTTATGCGAAGTGTTGGATGATTCCATTACTACTACGGTAGTGCTACCAGTGGGAATGGAAGGGAAAGGAATGGAAAAGGAAAAGGAAAAGGAAAAGGAAAAGGAAAAGGAAAAGGAAAGTAAGGCAGCTAAAGCTGCGGCAACTGTCGTTGCCTGTCCATCAGATGTTGATAAACAAGTTTGGGATGATTGGGTAGCACTTCGCAAAGGTAAAGGCGCAAAGGTTACAGAAACGGCTGTAAGTGGAGCAAGAATTGAAGCCGAAAAAATTGGTTGGACATTGCAGCAATTTCTTGTTGAATGGTGTACTCGCGGCAGTCAGGGCTTAAAAGCTGAATGGATTGTTGGCAAAGAATCTCCTTCTGACAAACGCCAAAGCCACATGGCTCAGTTGACTCGCGGCATGTCAACACCAAAGCCTCAACCTTTTTGGTCAAAACCTGTAACCGTTTTTGAGGAGATTCCAGATGTGGAACCAAAACGACTTTTGTGATGCTGACTCTGGCTTTGATTACATCTTTAGCACCATGAACGCAATCTATGGTGCAAGGTTTGAAAGCAACTGGCAAAACGTGGATGCTGCAATCATTCGCCAAGTTTGGAAAGAGCGTCTAGGTCGTTTCCTGACATACAAGCCAAGCCTTGACTATGCTTTAAGCCACCTCAAAGGTGAGTTTCCTCCAAGTGCCATAACGTTTAGGGATATGTGCAATGCAGGGCCAAACATTCCTGAAAAGCCGATTGTTGTAATTGCACAACAAAAGACAAAAGCTGAGATTGAAGAAGGTGAACGAGTAAAGCGTGAGGCTTTGAAAAAGTTGGCTGAGTTAACAAAGGGAATGAAGGTATGACCTATGGCAAAGAAACAGAAAGAACCATCAAGACTGTTTGGGCTACCACTGGAGCGCCCAAGCACTTACAAGGGCGGCATAAGCCACGAAGAACTAGAACACATGAAGAACTGCGAAGCAAGGGAGTGGATAAAGAGATTCAATGCAAAGGTAAAGACGAGTGGTTACGTCATAGCGTCAAACTGGTGGCAGGACCACTTAGGGGCCATGCAACGAATCAGAGGCGAATCCGCTACTTTGGATTTGAGGCGGCGTATGAATGAACAAAAGGACAAGAAATGAAGATTGAACTCGATTTCCCTCCTGCCGAACTATTTCCAAACAAAGCTAAAGGCACACATTGGGGAAAGCTCTATCAAGTCCGTAGTGATTACAGAGAAAACTCAACTTTTCTCGCCAAACATCAAATTAAAGGAAAGATTGAACATGATGGCGACATTGCATTGAAGCTGACATTTGTAATGCCTGACAAGCGTAACCGTGATGCTGATAACTGTTTATCTGCCTGTAAAGCAGGACTTGATGGGTTGGCAGATGCTTTGATGGTAAACGACAAACGCTTTTGGCCCATGACGATTGATCGAGTCATTGGTGACAAGAAAACTAAAAAACTTATTGTGGAGGTTTTATGAAAACGCGAAGTTGCAAAGACTGCATGTATGAAAAAGTTGAAGACACTGTTACGCCTTGTTTGACTTGCAACTTGTGTTGGGACACGCAGACAGCAATCAATTGGAAACCAGTATTAATTGAAGTTGTTGAAAAGAAATCGGCTTTGGACACTCAAGTGGGTGGCAATCATTACAAAGACAAAGGCATCCAACCAATCATTTACATCCATGCCAATAATCTTGGATTTTGCGAAGCGAACGTAGTGAAATATGTCACTCGATGGAAAGAAAAAAACGGCATCAAGGACTTGGAGAAGGCCAAGCACTACATTGAATTGCTGATTGAACTTCAATCCAAATGAAGTACCAGCTTTACGAAGAAAAACAAGCCCATGCTGTCATGCTGACAGTGTGGGAAACAGTCAAGCAAACATTGAAGTCTGGGAAGAAGATTGTCCTTGAGGTCAAAGAAGAAACCAGAACCAATGAGCAGAACGCTTTGATTCACGCCCTAATCAGCCGTATAGCAGCACAAGCAAAACACGCGGGGGCTAAGTGGGAGGCAGAGGATTGGAAGCGTTTGTTGCTTGCTATGTGGTCCAAAGAGGTGGGAAAGCTAGTCCCAAGCCTTGACGGTGATGGAGTAGTCCAGCTTGGACTTCAAAGCCGAAAAATGTCAAAGGCCGAAGGTGCGGAATTTATTGAATTTATTTACGCATGGGCAGCACAATCAGGCATTGATGTGGTATAGTTCTCTCAACCCAATCAAGGGTTACACAAGACAAGACAAAGGATTTGTATGTTTAGAGAACTGATTACCCGATTGGCTAACTCATTCCGTTTGCCAAGCGCAGACCTAATGGCTGTGCGTGAACTTGAAGAAGCCAAACGCTCTTTGCTGCAAATGCAGACAGCACAGGACTACGCCAAGCGTATGTGCGAGTACCACCAAGATCGATGCAAAAGGTTGACGGCGTACATTGCAAAGGAGCATGTATGAATCGAGATCAGGTAATTAAGCAAGCACGAAAAGCAGGCTTGGTTGTTGAACCTTGTGTAGATAAGGCATTTATCGCTATCCGTGTTGGAGAGGCTCCTACTGGCACAAACGAGCGCATGAGAATGACGGCAGACGGCGCAGTCATGACTGTGAAAGAAGGCTACTACTGGCAAGTTGGGTCAGTTGATGCTGTTGCCAACTACGTTAGGAGTTTGTCATGAGCGAGTTAGTTGAAGATGTGCTGTGCTTTGCATTAATCTGCTTTTTACTTGTGGTGTACGTCACATGAGCTGGGAGCTTGAGCAAGAACGTGAAATGTTTTTGAAGGCACTTAACAACGCTATTGCTTGGCAAAACAGATGCGTCCATCTTTACGAGATCATTGAATTGATGTGCTTGGACGCAGAAGAAAAGTTAAAGGAGGCCGCAAATGACTGAAGACCTAAACCTACTTTTATTTTTGCTGGCAACGTGCGCTGCTGTGCTTGTCATCGTTGTGGTTGCAATAGTGGCAGTGATTGCCGTAACGGGGGATAAGAAATGAAATACAAACTTGTAAAAGAAGATACAAAAACTGTAGCAGGTAAAACACTCTATCGAATTAAAGCGCTTGTTGATGTCGGTTCTTTAGTGTCTGCCGGTGATTTGGGTGGATATGTTGAGTCTGAGGAAAACTTATCTCAGGTGTATGGTGATGCTTGGGTGTCCGATAATGCTCAGGTGTCCGATAATGCTTATGTGTACGGTAATGCTTGGGTGTCCGGTGATGCTCGGGTGTCCGGTGATGCTCGGGTGTCCGGTGATGCTCAGGTGTTCGGTGATGCTCGGGTGTTCGGTGATGCTCGGGTGTCCGGTAATGCTTGGGTGTCCGGTAATGCTCGGGTGTTCGGTAATGCTCGGGTGTTATCAAGAAACGATTGGCTACTTATTGGGCCGGCCAAGTCGTCTGGCAGATTTACAACAGCTTTTAAAGATAGTGTTATCGGCGTACGTGTTGTGTGCGGTTGCTTCAGCGGGACAGTTGCTGAGTTTTCAAAATCAATTGAAGACACCCACAAAGACAATCAAGAACATTTAGAACAGTACCGTTTGTTCTGTCAACTGATTGCGTTTAATTTTGGAGTTGAGAAATGAAACGCCCAATCGAATTAAACTACGTAAGCCAAGTAGCGTACACCAGAGCGCTTGAAGCGTACTGTGACCGACAAGAGCGAATCAAACGTGCAGAAGAAGCGTTTGAAGCGTCACAGTTCAATCCCGACTGGTCAATGCTTGAAGCTGTACACGAATCTTTGCGTGAGCATATGTCGCGGATTAAAGAGCTGGAAGCTAAGCTGGCACAGCAAGAGCAAATTATCCAAAGTTATCTTGAAAAAGATAATTCACAGCAAGAGCAGCGCAGCGATAGCGAGCACTTGGGTGAGCCTGTGGCAACTGTGCAATGTATTAACGGGATAACAATTGGTTATCTTGAAGTTATGCAGCCAGTTGGAACAAAGTTGTATACCGCGCCATTACAAGAGCAGGGTGAGCCTGTGGCGTGGATGTATGACTGCGGAAATGGAGGAAGGATGTATGCCGAAGATTTGGATGCCTCAGTTGGCTGGATTCCTCTCTACACCACACCACAACAACGCACATGGGTTGGGCTGACGAGCCAAGAAACAGATATTGAAGCAGCCAAAGAAGAACAAGCGCATGGATTTATTTTGGGCGCTCTGTGGGCTGAAGCCAAACTCAAGGAGAAGAACACATGAAGTACCCGTCTTATTGTTGCCAGAAATGCGGAGAACTTATTGGCTGGCTTGGTCGGGTCATGCCATTCCACAAATGCAAGGAGAACACATGACAAAAACTGAGATGACAACACTCTTACGCAGCGTAGGAGTAAACGAGAACACGATCACAGCTATGGAGAACGCTTACGAGCTTGGCGTAGAGATGGGTGTGGAACAAGGTATTAAGCAAGAACGTGCTCTGTGGGAATTGGCACAAGACAGCTATGAAGCTGATTCAAAGGATGTAAAAGCATGACACGAAATGAAATTCTGTTTATGGCTAGGCAAGCGGGTGGTGTTGATATAACAAACACTATTGTTGGGGTAACTTTTATCTTAGGTGCGGATACACCACAGTTTCTCGAAGCCTTCGCCAAACTGGTAGCAGCTAAAGAGCGTGATCGAATCATCGCAAAAAACTCCCCAGAGATTGAACGTTGTAACGCACACATCAAGATGTTAGAAGATGCTGTGTCGGCAGAGCGTGATCGCTGGATGCAGTTGTTTCTTGACCCTGAAAACCAGCCAACGCAGTTTGGTACTGCCACGCAAGAGTACCGCGAACAGGAAATTAAAGCCGAGCGTGAGGCGTGTGAGTCGATAGAGTATGACTTGGCACAATCACCTGCAATGTTTGCAACGATGACTGAGTACAAATCCTATCGTGATGGCGTTGAAAAATATCGCGCAGCAATCCGAGCAAGAGGTGAAACCACATTAAGAGGTGAAGCATGACACGCGAAGAAGCACTACAAGCAATCATGCTGCTGTCAGCATTGGAGTCGTGGGCGTTGAGTACAAAAACGCACTTACCTGATTACTTGCACGAAAACATAAACGTCATGATTGACCTACTCAGCAAGATTGTTTTGGAGAAAAAAGGATGAGAAAGAAGTGCCGTAGAAAAGTTTGGTCTACCTCAATAAATCCAATAGCTCACGCAATTTGTGGTGCTTGCATTACAGACACAAACTCACTTAATCAATTAAGATTAGGTGAGATCACATCATTGGAAGCAATGAAAGCAGGAAATGCTGGTGTTCAAGAATGGCAAATCTTGGTTGACATGATGAACATAGCTGAAATTATGGGTCGCAACGGAATTGGTCCAGAAGTTCTAGAGCATTGTGATGTGGCTACCCAAGCCCTTCATCAATCAGCTATGCGTTACAAGGAAACAAAGAAGATGGGTTTGTCTGGTGTTGGCCTTAGAGCCTTGGGAGACATAATGGAATATCATGATCTACAACGCACAAGCATTTCAAGGTCTAAATACCAAGAGATGATTGAGAAGACCAGAAACTATCTAAAGTCACACGGTAAATATGTGACACACATTGAATGATGATTCCAAAACATGAGTACGTCAGAAGCAAGAAATTGCTTCAAGCCGCTAGAGAAATCCCTTGTCAGAACTGCTATATGGATGATGGAACAGTGGTGGCGGCGCACACTAATTGGGGTGGCGGTCGTGGCAGAAGCGTAAAAGCTGATGACAACTTGATTGCCAGTCTTTGCCATCGTTGCCATTCAGAACTAGACCAAGGTTCAAAAATGGCAAAAGAGCAGCGTCAAGACTTATGGCAAATGGCCCATAGGAAAACTGTGCAAAGATTGGTATCATTAAAGCTGTGGCCTCAAGATGTTCCTGTTCCTGATTTGCGTAGATATTGGGAGCAAGAGCCCTAACACACATACAGCTTTAGCTGCTTGAATTGGGAGATTCAAGATTTGCGTCCCAAGGCTGTAGCTGTGTTGGTTAAGCGAGTTGACGTATGGCTCATAGCCATAAAGGTCGGCGTAGGACTTGGGGTTCTCGGTCGCCAACAATTTTAAAGGAACAATGATGAAGTACATAGCAAGCGTAGAGCAGACACAGCACAAAGGTCCAGACCCTGTGATGACATTTGTCATGTGCCTATTGCATAGTGTGACCAACACTCACATTCTTCATCTATCAACGACCAGCTACTCAACCCATAAAGCGCTTCAAAACTTTTACGAAAATATAGGCGATCTTGTGGACGGATTTGTTGAGGCGTTCCAAGGTAAGTACGGCTTGTTGACTGACTACAAAGCTGAGTACGCGCTGCCACCAGAGCCAATTGCGTACTTGAACTACCTCAAGGCTGAGGTGGAAACATTGCGTAGGGATGGCGCATTTCCACAAGATTCAGAGTTGCAAAACATTACAGATGAAATCGCTCAACTGATTGACTCTACGTTGTACAAGTTGCGGTTTCTAAAGTAATAAATGCCATTGCTTAAAAAACAAGATGGCTGATATTGGGGGTCTAAAGGACCATTTGATACAAAAGCTAAAGCCCTATCAGTAGCTAGAGCAGCTTATGCAAACGGATACAAAGGTAATAAAGAAAAAAATTCCAATAAATTGCAGCTAGTTTTGGAAAACAATTTTTTCTGCAGAAAATAAGAGTTAATTTTTTTTTCTAAAAACCTAGGGTGGGGGGTCTTAAAAAACACCTATTTTTTTCCCTAAAACCCTAAAACCTAGTCGGGAATAAGGGTATTTAACCCTTTGTCCGTGTCGGAAATAGGGTTATTTTTAAGGAAACGCAAGCATGGCAAAAGCCAAAAAAGCCTTTAAAATCAACGCTTTACGCGCTTTTTAAGATACTTTCACGCCGCCACGCAAAGAAAGCCCAAAGCCACGCCGCCGCCCGTTTAACCGCCGCCATGCCATGCTTTGCCGCGCTCTTGATAACCCGCCACAAAGCCGCCGCCACGCTTTCACGCCGCCCACAAAGCCCACGGAAATGGCTACACAAAGCCGCAAAGCCGCCGCCGTAAACCATACGCGCCGCCGCTTTTTGGCCCGTTTAACCGCCGCGCTTACGCCGCCCTATGCAAAGCTATACCGCCCACAAAAAGCCGCCCATGCTATGCAAAGCCGCCCACAAAAGAGCCG